GAGCCATGCGTGCACCGGGTCTATGGCTTGTTGCACAATCACTGGGCAAGCCCACAACCACGAAAGCTGTTTGTGGTTGCTGACTGGTCCAACTGCGCAAAAATGTGCGTATGCCCGGGAAAGTTAAAGTCACTGAATAATACCCGACCTACGTGGCAAAGCAATAGTGCTGGTGCTTTGGGTATAATTGTCTTGCATGGCTTGAGCTGATTTTACTAACGTGGTGATGTGGTCTCGATTTAAACTGACGTTTTGATCCCAATCAGCCCCTAAAACAAACCCCGGTGCCATGCCAATAGCTACTTTTTGTGTTTGTGGATCCATGGTCAAATCAACTATAAGAGGCTTGGCCAGCGTAACTGTAGTAGCATCTTGCGCATGCAGTTTGCCGATAAGCTCAACTCCACTTTGTAGTTTAATAGATACTATTGAACCAATATCAGTTGGTGCAGTTATTAACATTTTGTTTTCCTTTATACAAAGTTTGCACTTAAATCTACCAAACCAAATCCGTTGTTGGGCTGACATCTCACATCATTTACCATGGTCATAACACATTCACGATTGGTTCTTGGACGATTACTAGTTCCTGCATAACTTACATGAATCCAATGGCTGGGGCTGGCACGGCCGCCCCCAGTACGCCATTCTAAAATAAGTTGATCAAAAGGTGTGTTGTCCTTAATCCACTGAGCTATAGTAAAATACTGTCGCTTATCTGTTTTACTAAACACCAAGTCCGCAGCCTGTCCTTTTGCATGTTGATTAGTTGCATAGTATCGTGGAGGATCGTTGGCCCTAAATGTATTTGTAACCCGCATGTCGGGAAATTTATCAATAACAATGTCTAGGACATTTATGGCTAAAAGTTTCAAGTTAGCAACTATTTGCCCTTGTGTTAGTCCACCAAAATCTCGTGTTTGATGTTGAAAATCCACAAATGGTTTAAGTGTAAGTTGTCCCAAAGTAAACCTACGACTTAACTGTAAGGTTCCAGGGAAACTAGTTGAGTTTTCTACCCCACCTGTGTCATTACCAAATGTTGGCGTATTGGGAGGTGGCTTGGTATCACTTGCACCGAGACCTTGTTGAACATTTGCAGCTTGATCAACTTCTTGTTGGCTGATAAGTCCTTTACTCACAAGTTCTTTTTGATATTGTTGAGCTGCAACAAGGCTTTCAGGTGTTCCAGCGCCATCAATATGGCAGCCTTGAAATAAAGCTTGAGTGAGTTGATCAGTTCCCACATTGTTGCTTTGTGGAATTTGCCACAAAGCAACAGGCACTTGATTTACCCAAGTATCAGGACTGTAGTAAACATCTTGTCCCTTGTAGCTAGGCGGATTTAACGGCATATATGTCTCCTTTTAGATATTTACTGGTGATTTTCCTGACGGTCCATGCCAGTAAAATACTGTTCTAGTTCTTCGGCACCGCCAATATGTTGCCCGTCCAACCAAATTTGTGGAACAGTCCGGGCATCAGGGTAACGTTCTAGAAGACTTTCACGAGTTGTCACTTGCTGATTTTCAGCAAGCAGGTTAGGATCACCGCCAATAATGTATTCTTGATAGCTGATATTGTGTTGGGCCAAAAGTTTCTTGGCCAAGTTGCAGTGTTTGCATGTTTTTTTGGTGTAGATTTCTGCTTGATATTCCATAATCACCAGCATACAGTCTGTGACAAGAGATATCAATATCGTATGTAAATAAATACACTGCAACATTCAATCAGGCAGCAGAGATCACATGGCCAATATCGCAATTCCCAATCTTCCCAGTTTAAGTATTGTAACTGATCCTGATTTACTGATCATTAACTCAGGTGGACTATCACGCAAAACAACAGTAAGCAACTTTTTATCCAATGTGCGTGCTGATTTGACTTCCATAAGCGTGAGCTTGAACAACAAAGTCAATGCCACTAATACCACAGTTATCAACAGCTTGACAGCCAGTGTTATACAGCTTAATCAAAACCTTGTCAGCAACAGTGCAGCACTGGCCCAACAAATTAGTGTGGTAAATGTCAGCTTGGGTAACTCTTTAACTGCCAGTGTTAATACCTTGAACCAAGCTATTATCAGCAACAGCAGCATATTGGCACAACAAATCAACAGTGTCAATGCATATGTGTTAGGGGTAGGGGCCGCGGCAGTAAGTGCGCTTAATCAAGCTATTATCAGCAACAGCAGCATATTGGCACAACAAATCAACAGTGTCAATGCATATGTGTTGGGATATACTGATGCAGCAGTTAGCACACTTAATCAAGCTATTGCCAGCAACAGCAGTGTGCTGGCTCAAAGTATAACCACAGTAAGCACCACTTTGGGCAGTGTAAGTGGCAGCGTTACGACCTTGAGCACGAGTGTCAACGGGCTTAATAATACCTGGAGCGTGAAACTTGACAGCAATGGCTACATAAGCGGCATTACCAGTGTAAACAACGGCAACATTGCCAACATTGTGATTAATGCCGACAACTTTTTTGTCAGCAAGGCAGGTGCAAATGGCAACGTAGCTGCATTTAGTATTGATACACTAGCCAATCCACCAACTTTAACGTTCTTGGGAAAAATAAGTGCTGGTAGTATTGAAAGTGGCAGCATAAGCACCGCCAATATTTACATAAGTGCGAATACCACGCCCAGTGCCAACTATTTTGCTATTGAAGGAACCAATCAAAGACTAACAGTAAGAGATGGCCAGAACCGCGAGCGTATACGTCTGGGGTACTTGAGTAATAATGCACCAGGCACAGATCCTGGTAACTATGGATTGAACATTTACGACACAACTGGCAATATCATTCTGGGAGCAAATGGACTGGGTAATGCTGTTGTTTATCCTGCAAACATGCCCTTGGGAACTACCACAGTGGCATATGGCGCGTGGGCAGGTAGCGGAAATGTGGCGCTTAACCCAGACCCTACAGTATATCAAATAGCCAGCTTCAATGTTAATGTGCAAGCAAGTGGGGAGGGTGTTCTCATTCTCAGCAGCGGACTTTTCAACAGTTATTTGGCCAATCTGGTTACACCTACACCTACGCCGCCACCGCCACCTAGCCCACCGCCACCCACACCCGAGCCTCCTTTCATACCGCCGCAGGAATATTATGGCGGTGAAGGTTCTGGCGGCAACTGATAGCTAATTTCAAGGATTAAAAATGACAGTTACCCTTACATTACGACGTAGAAATCCTGACAACACAGTGACCAATCTAAGTGTATTGACTACAACTAGTTCCACTTTGCTACCTACGTCTTTTACTTTGACAGATTACCCCCCTCAACTGGGAGTTAATTCCTATGAACTCGTAGCCACTAGTGCCGACAGTGATAGAATTCAATACTACAATGTCAATCTATCAGGATTATGGGTTCGCCGATAAAATTCATATAATGTCGGCATGGACATAGAAACTGCATGGGATTTATACAAGAATAACAACTGGCAATCAGCCTGGGAGATCTGTCAAGATCTAGTAGACAAAAACGCACAGCATGCAGACGCATGGCATATTGGCGGTGTTTGTTTACGTAACTTAAAACAAACTACCACAGCACAAAAATGGCTGATGCATGCAGTGCAACTATTACCGCAAGCGTGGGAACCTTGGTATAACCTAGCCTTGGTCTATCAAGACACACAACAATGGCCCAACAGTTTGCAAGCATGCAAGCAAGCTGAACAGTTTTATCAGCAAGACACCCGAATACAAATCTGCAAACTTATTAACTTGATTCATCTTGAAGATCTCAACACATGGCAGGATGTCTGGCAGAATATCAAAAATCTTGACACTACATTTGGTTGGGATTTAGTTGCCAATGCCTGTGAGCAACAACAACACTATGACCTTGCACAACAAGTTTACGATCAGCTTATAATACGCGAACCCCAGCAGGCTCTTTGGTGGAATAATCGCAGCAGTGTTTGTTATAAACAAAACAACGTTTCTCAAGCTCTGCACGATGCTCTGCAGGCAAATCTTCTGGATCACACTCAGGGCTGGCACAACATGGCTGTGGCATGGCAAGCAGTAAAAAACCTAGACATGAGCTTGCAATGTTATTCACAAGCGTTGCAACACAATCCTTGTGCTAGTGAAACTTGGAACAATCGCAGTGTGATTTTCCACGCACAAGGAAAAACCACAGAGGCTATACAAGATGCCAATCGCAGCTTGGAAATTGATCCTCGCAACATAGCAGCTAGAAACAATCGTGGCACGTATTTTCTTGACATCATGAACTATGTTGCTGCGTTACAAGACTTTCAACAAGCAGCAACTTGGGCACCTGATAATCGCGATGTGGCTTTTAATCATAGCATAGCTTTGTTTAAAACCCACAGTTGGCAACAAGCATGGTGTTATTGGGAACATCGGGAGATCCCACAAGTTTTATCACAAGATATTCCTGTGTATAACGGGCAACAAATATTAAGCAACAAAAAGATTGCTGTAATACATGAACAAGGTTACGGCGACAGTATTCAGTTTGCTAGATATATCCAATGGCTGAAAAAGCAAGGTGCGCAAACTCATGTAATAATTCCTCAGCCCTTGCATAGATTATTTCAAGGACTTCCGGGGTGTGATCATATACAAGAACAGCTTCCGGGACCTGGTGATGTGGATTATCAAGTTGCCATGATGAGTATTCCCCATTGCATGAGCAGCCAATGGGACTTCCAAGCGCAACACAACAGCTATTTTCAATTAGATGCGGACAACCTTCTCATGTGGCGGCCTGCCCGTGCAAAAACTCCACGTTTACAAGTGGGGATTGCTTGGCGTGGTAATCCTGATCACAAAAATGCCCGCAATAGAAATATTAACTTGCAGTCACTGGAACCACTGTTTCAGTTGCCTTGTGATTTCCATGTGTTACACACCGATACTACCAGTCAGGAGCAAGACATTATCGGGAAATATCACAACGTATCTATATTACCTGAACCTATAAAAGATTTCAGTGACACAGCAGCAATAATACACTATTGCGATTTAGTAATCTCAGTGGATACCAGTGTGTTACACTTGTCTGGTGCTTTGGCCAAAAAGTCTTGGGCGTTATTGCCTTACAACAGTTGTTGGCGTTGGGGGCATCACGAGGCTAAAACCTCCCCGTGGTATTGCGACATGACGCTTTACCGCCAGTCGCAGCCACAGGACTGGACTGGCGTTGTAAAGACAGTTACATGGGACTTACTGACCTTATTAAATGGCAGGTAGTTCCTGATAGTTGATTTGATCGCCCATTACGCCCACAATGTAGTTTGTGCTTTCGGATTCTTGCAAAGCTGTTTGCTTTTTATCAGTCTCCACATGCTTGTTGAACCAAGGAATAGGAGTGGTTTTAGGGCTGGGAGTTGCGTAGCGAATACCAATGTCTTTTAGAGATTGATTGGCTGTGAAGTCCACAAAATCTTTGAGAATAGCAGCGTTCAACCCAATAACTGGACCTTTCTTAAACAGATAGTCAGCCCAGTCTTTTTCCTCTTGTATGACATCCAAGTAAAGTTTATAAACTTCTCCTTGGCATTCTTCTCGTGCCTGTGCAAATCTTGCATCTTCTTTCACAAGCTGATTGATTATCCAAGCTGTCCAACCCTTGTGCAGCAGTTCATCTTGTAGAATCAAACTAATGATGTTGCCATTGCCCATGAAGATTTTGTTTTCCACCATGGCAAGACTTGTGGCAAAACTTACCATAAACCTCAGTGCTTCCAGCGCATAGCTTGCATGCAGTGCCATCCAAATGGCGCGAATATGTTCTGCTTCGCTAACTGGCAGCCCCAGCTCTTTTTTGCAGTTGAGTAAATGTAGATCATCATAATATCCGCCCACACTGCTGGCCATGTCCACGATTTCCTGCGTGTCATGAATGGTATTAAACACATCCTTGGGCACATTGTAGATGTTTCTAATGATGTGACTGTAGCTTTTGCTGTGTAGATTGGTTTCAAAAAAGCCCCAGTTATACATGATAGCTTCCAGCTCGGGGATACTGCACACTGGCGTAAACACCTGAGTAGGTGCTCGCCCCTGCAAGCTGTCTAGTGCAGTTTGCCTTAGCAAGTTGCTGGTGAAAATATGCTTGACTGCGTCACTGGCATTTTTGAAATCTGCTGCGTCTTTTGTAAGATCAATTTCTTCAGGAACCCAAAAGAATCCACGAGCTGTGAGTTCAAAGTCTGCTATGCGCTTGTATTTCACCTCTTCAAAACGTTGAATAGTTACTGGACCCTGAGGATCCAGAAACATTTTCCTAGACAAATAATCAGTTGTAGTGGAAAGGTTGTATTGCTGTTTGCTCATGTGTTTTTCCTCAAAGCTTGCATGCGTCACAATCCGAATCATCAATATCTTCAATGTCAGTTGCAAGCGGTTGTTGCTCAGGTTCTTGAGCGGTTTTACTGCCTTGTTTGTTTACCAAACTGTAATACAAGGACTTCAGCCCCCATTTGTGTGCTAGCATCAAGTTGCGTGCAACAAGTGTGGCAGGTATTTTTCTCTGTGGATAATGTGCAGGGTTGTAAAAGGTATTTGTGCTAATGGATTGATCAACATACGCAGCAAGCACAGCAGATGTTTTCAGGTAATCCACGCAATCTTTTTGTTCCCACATGAGTTGATAACGATTTTTCAAACGTTGATATTCCGGAACAACTTGTGTGAGACTGCTGGCACGACTTTCCTTTGTGGTGATCAAGCTCATGGGCATTTCAATGCCGTTTGTGCTGTTAATGGCCACACTGCTGCTTTCCACAGGTGCAATAGCCATTAATGTGGCATTGCGCACGCCATGTTCCAGCATTTGCTGACGCAGGGGTTCCCAATCTAGTTCAGGTTGAAAATCTGTTAGTTCATTTACACCGGGATTTCTACGTTCCCAGGGAAACACACCTTTACCGTAATATGTTCTAGAACTGTTTTCGCAACTGCCGCGCTCGCGTGCAAGTTCCACACTGGCTTCTGTCAAATAATAAGCTTGATGTTCCATCCAGCTTTTGACTTCTGCCAAAGCTTCTGTTGTACCATAGCGGAAGTTTCTCTTGGCATGCCAGTAGGCAAGGTTAGTAACACCAATGCCCAAGGGCTGTATTTCTTTATTGCTTAGTTCACTTTGCACACTGAGATAGTCTTGATAATCCAAGATGTTACACAGGCTGCGATGCAGGATTCTGCATGCACGGCGCATGTCTTCGGGATTACGGAAACTGCCCCAGTTCATGCTGCCCAAGGTGCAAAGAGCAATGCGCCCGTTGGCATCGTCGAGACGCTGAAAGCTTTTTGTGGGTAGGAAAATCTCCATGCACAAGTTGCTTTGATATATAGGATCTACACGAGTATCAAAACTGCCTTGCTTTTGCACATTATCAATATATGCAAGATAAATCCTGCCAGTATCAGTGCGTTCTTTGAGAATACCGCCACGGAATACTTCATCAGCACTCATTACTTTTTTGCGCAGATCACTGCGTGACTCATATTCCACATAAAGCTTTTCAAACTCATCGCTGTCACGATAAAATGCTTCATATAGATCAGGCACTTGGTTGGGATCAAAAAATGTGATGTTTTGTTTGTCGCGGAATCTACGCCAAAAGAAAGCACTCAATACCACACCGTAGTCCATGTGACGCACACGAGTTTCTTCAGTGCCTTGATTGTTTTTCAACACAATCAAGTCATCAAACTGATAGTGCCAGATGGGATAAAAGATAGTTGCGCTGGCGTTGCGTATTCCGCCTTGACTGCATGAACGCAAGTCACCAAACCATTTCTTCAAAAACGGCACAACACCAGTGTGCATGATTTCGCCACCGCGAATCTCGCTGCCCAGAGGTCGCATGCGTCCCATTTCTAGACCAATGCCTGCACGCTTGCTGGCGTATTTGGCCATCATTTCGCCACTGGCGAAAATGCTGTCGAGATTGTCGTCGCTGCGAATCAGCACACAACTGCTGAACTGTTTGGTAGGTGTGCCCAAGCCTGCCAGCACAGGTGTTGCTAGTGTGAATAGGCCATCGCTTGCGCAATTGTAATATTCGCGAATATATCGCAAGCGTGCATTTTCCGGACCTTCACGATGAAACACCGTGGCGGCTGCAATAATATAGCGCACTTGTGGTGTTTCT